CCCCACATAAGGTGATGTTGGCTGTCAAACGGGGCTTTGACCGCCTTGCTAACTTTCGTGCTGCCCGTCTGCACTTCCTTCGACAGTATACGGGTCCGTATTATGACAGTAATGCCGGAAATGTGGGCGATGAAGCCCTAAATATGGTATTTAATGCCATCCGAGTGCTACTTCCCACGATGGTGATGAACTTCCCTCGAACGATCATTATGACCCCATATCTCGCCTCACGCGAGTACGCAACCCTGTTGGGACTAGCTTTAGACCAGAATGATAAGAAAATTAACATCTGTAATGAGTATCGGGCCTCCATCGTGGACGCGATCTTCACTCTCGGGATTCTGAAGACCGGCCTGTGTCAAAGTGATAGCGTCTACGCGATGGATGATATGGAAGGGCATGTTGATGCTGGTACGGTTTATACAAAGAAAGTGGACTTTGACAATTGGGTGGTTGATCCAAATAGCCGCGAGCATATGTTCGTTGATGCCTCTTTTATGGGGGACCGTATTACCGTTCCCCGCCGTGTGCTGCTTGATAGCGGGCTGTACGACAATGACTTGGTTGAGCGTCTTCCTAGAGCCGGACAGGAAACTCACAGAGACAAGCGGGCTTACAACCTGTCGATGAGAAACATTGAGGAGTCTGAGAACTCCGCCCTGGAAGACGACGTGGAGATCGTGGAATTGTGGGTGCCTGATGCGAACGCGATGGTCACGATCCCCGGCAGCGAGGATATGGACTATGACGAATATCTCCGCGTAGAGGACTACTACGGCGTGAAGGAAGGTCCGTACTCCTTGCTCGCCCTGACGCCGCCCGTGCCGGGTAACTGCCTCCCCGTCCCGATGGTTGGCATCTGGTCTGATCTGCACGAACTCTCTAACCGGATGGCGAAGAAGATCGTGGAGCAGGCCCAACGTCAGAAGGACGTGTACGCCTACAAGCGATCTGCCGCCGACGATGCGGAAGAGATTCGGAATGCGTCCGATGGCGAAGGTGTGGCAGTTGATGATCCCTCAGCCGTGGAGATCATGCGACTCGGCGGGCAGGAGAATTCCAACGAGAACCACCTGTCCTCTCTTCAGGCGTGGTTCAACATGATGGCGGGCAATCCCGAGCAGGTGGGTGGTCAGCGAGTCGATGCAAAGTCCGCGACAGCTGCGAACATCCTCCAGCAGAATGCTTCCGTGTCCCTGGAAGACATGAAGGACATGGTGTACAAGTTTGCTGCCGACGAGAAGCGTCGGCGAGCGTGGTACTTCCACACTGATCCCCTGATGAACATCCCGCTCGCGAAGCGGCACGTTACTCCCGGTGGAATGCAGATGGACCCCATGACTGGGGCACAATTCCTGCAACCGCCGACGATTCAGGAAGTTCAAGTCATCCTGACGCCGGAGATTCGCAGCGGGGATTACATCGACTTCACGTTCGAGATCGAACCTGAGTCGATGGGACGAATCGACAGCAAGGTTCGCCTCCAACAGGAGTACGACCTCGCTCAGAAGATTCTCCCGGCTGCTGCGGCTGCTGCACAAATCTGTATGGGCCTGGGTGTTCCGTTCTCCTTCCAAGCCTTCGTGCTACGGATGGCGAAGGATGCTGGCATCCAGTGGATGGATGAGGTCTTCTATGATCCTCAATTCCAGCAGCAGCAACAACAGATGCAGATGATGGGACCGCAGATGCAGGACAGCAAGGGACAGGCTGGTCCGCCTAAACCCAACATGATGAATCAGATTCTCCAGAACGGTCAGCCTGCAAGCGTGATGGGGGGACAACCGTCTCCCGGACAACAAGTTAACCAGAATGCCCAGGCTGGTGCAGAAGATGCCCAGCGTATGGTTAAAGCCGGAATGACGCGAGCCTTCGTGGCGGGGCCAACTCCAAAACCGCCCTTCGCAAATAGCAATGCCTTTTAGAAATGTTACGTAGGATTTCTTACGAGGATACCGTGACCAAAAAAGAACTTGAGTTTGTCCAACAGTGTGTAGATGGTGAAGGTTTTGATTATACCTTCCTCCACTATTCCAATTTTAACCAGATCAAAGATGCCAAGTTTCACAAACTACGAAAGGCTTTTGTAAAGTCTGCGGAAGTTCTTTCTCAATATCTTAAACTCGACGAGGAATAAACAATGCCCAAAGCACCTAATAAAGCCGACGTTGAAAATCAGAACGGTGAATATGATCCGGACGGTCTTCCTGGTCTTCAAGATGATGCTGAGACTCTGCAAAAGGCTCACGCCATTCAGCAAGACCCGGATCGCCACCAAAAGGCACATGATTACATTAACCAACAGGTTGAGAAAATGCAGGGTGCTCGTGATGCCGCCCGTAAACAACTTCACAAGAAGGTGAAGAAGGGGCTGGCTAAATCCTTTGGCGGCGGCAACACCTTCCAGCAGGAACAAGAGAAGGAACAAGGACAGGCGGAACAAACTGTCAACACTAAGGAATAAGTGCAGACGTTTCTATCCACTAGGAGACTAAGATGATTACGTTGAACGATATGGTGGGAACTCCCAGCTTTGACGGATATGTTCAAACCATTAACAAAGCGGGATCAGATAGTTCTGAGTTCTTTGGCGGGGAATTTAGCGGAGGATATTGTCTTCAACAAAACCCCCAGGAGTTCGCGGCTTTACTTTGTTTCCTCGAATACCACTGTGCCCCGATCAAGCGATACGCCGAGATCGGTTCTGCCTCTGGTGGCACGATTCGTCTACTCAACGAACTTATCGGGATAGATGAAGCGGTTGTCATGGATGAGGGAACTCATCTTGCTCACCAGATTTGGGAAACAAATACGAAGGGTTTGAAGTCCTGCCGCTTCTTTAAGGGCGACAGCCATAGCAAAGCCTGCGAGCAATGGCTGAAGGACTTGGGGATTCCCAAGTTTGAAGTTATCTGGATCGACGGCGATCATTCTTACGAAGGAGTATTGAAGGATGCCATCCTGATGCTCCCATATTGCGACAAGCACACATTTATATTGTTCCACGATACCGTCGCCTGCCCTGGCGTTAAGCAGGTGTGGGATATGGCAGATAACAAGGTAGCAGAGTTTATCTCGCTGGATAAACCCTTCGGCATTGGAGTGTGTCATGTCTAAACACTTCCTTCATAGTGGAGCTATGGGGGACGTGATTTATTCCCTACCTACCATCAAGGCAATGGGCGGGGGCGTTCTTCATCTAGTAGATACGCGACACCACGTTGATAATGGGGAGATGACTAAAGACTGGCAGAACTTACTTACCCCATTGTTGAAAGTTCAACCATACATTGTCGAGGTTCGATATGATTATGTGGATGGAGCAATTGATCTAAATAGGTTCCGGAAAATTGATTGCAATCTGAGTACAACAAATCTCGTTTATGCCCACGCTAAGGCTCAAGGAATTGAGGTCGATCTAACCAAGCCGTGGCTCGAACCAATCAAGGGGGAGAAAAAATGTGGAGCAGTATTTGCTCGCTCAGCACGGTATCACAGTGCTGATTTTCCTTGGTTACAGATAGTAAGAAGTCTCAGAGAATTTGCTCAGTTTATAGGAACTCCTGATGAGCATAAAACTTTCTGTAAGGAATTCGACTGCGATTATCTTACACAAGTTCCTACAAATAATTTGTACGACGTTGCAAAAAGCATCGCCGAAAATTGTTTGTTCGTCGGTAATCAATCGAGTCCACTAGCTATTGCTCACGGTTTGGGGGTGCCTGTACTGATGGAAGTGTGTTCCGCGAATCCTAATTGTGTTTTCAATCGACCCAACGAGTATGTAAACTTGGAGAACATTTCCCATGCCCTTCGTATCGCAAGCACAGCGAAAGTGGATGCACGCGAACCACCCGGAAATGGCTAAAGAATGGGAGTCGGCGACCCCAAAAGACGCCTCACTCCCTGATCGTGTTCACAAGAAACCGAAGAAAGCGTTGTACGATAGTTCAGGCAAACCAACAAAGAAAGGGTCACGATGAAAAATTCAAATGAACAGTATGAGGCATCCAAAGAGTCCAACTCTGCGGCTAGTCACGCTGACGGCCCGGCCAAGTGTGAGTGGCACGGCGAGGAATGTGCTTCTAATCAGGATGAGTTGCAGGGGTTTAGGGCGGCTCCTGAGACTCATGGGACTGAATGCAAGAGCAAAGGCACTAAGGGGGACTAACCAGGAGTCACCGATGAGTGACATACTTGGAACGGTTTATCCGTGTGACGTGGACCCGTGGGAGATAGAGTGATGCCGATTTACCTGTATGCTTGCCTCGATTGTAAATTAGAACAAGAAGAGTTTCAACGAATCACCAGTGATTCTCTTGTCTTGTGCCCGCGATGCGTGTCTAAGACATACCATCGCAAACCCACGCTCCCGCACACGTCAATGCAGGCGTATCATACGCCGATTGAATTGTATTCTATAGCGATGGAAACGGATGAAGAGATCAGAGAGTTTATGAAAAAAGCTCCTGACGTTCACGTTTCCACTGATCCGGATGATGATATGTACGGCGTTCCTGTGGCCGCATCCCGGTATCAGAAGCTACAAGCCCTGAAATCGGCAGGATTCGTAGAAGGAAAATAACCGTTAAACTTGACACAGACCGATTTATGTGGTATACTGTATCATCAAATCCCTTACCTTCGGTTTTAACCGAACAATGGAAATTACATGCCAGGATTAGAAAACGGAGCCGGACCACGCCCGGAAGCAGAACCTATCGCTGAAGATATCAAAGAAGACCTTGCGGGTAAAATCCAAGGCGACTTTGATAAAGCAATGGGGAATACTGACGAGGATGACTCGACTCCAGAGCCGGAAGCTAGAGAGGCTGATAGTTCGGCAGAAACCGAACCCGAGGCCAAAGAGACTGACGGCGAGCAGGATGATGCCGAGACGACGGAAACTGCTGTTGAGAAGAAAGAACCCTCAGCACCAACCTTTCCAGCCGCTTACAGGCGAACCCTGAAAGCCCTTGAGTGGACTGATGAAGAGATCAATGATGCGGCTAGGCGTCCTGAACTCTTAACGTCCATCGCCAAGCTACACGCCAGTCGCAACAAGGAAGTCGGCGAGTGGGCAGCAGCGGGGCGTAGAGCCAAAGAGCAGGCTGCTCAACAGAAACCAGCACCCCAAGCCGCACCAGCGGTTACGGCAATGAAGCCGGTTGACGTTGCAGCCCTGAAGGCCAAGTATGGAGACGAGGGCCTGATTGACGAGTTAGTCGGACCTATCAACGAGACGATCAGGCAACTGAACTCGATGATGCCTGAGGTCCAGAAGGTCCAGCAACGGGCGGCGATGAGCCAGCTTGAAGTGCTGAGCCGACAAGTCGATGGCTTCTTCGGTGACAAGGAATTGAAGTCGTACAAGGAATTGTACGGGGTCAATGGAAAGCTGACGCCAACCCAAGAGGGTGCCCGTCAGAAAGTTGTGGAATACGCGGACTATCTTGTAGGTGGGGCCAGTCAAAATGGCAGATCGTTAAACCTTAACGAAGCCCTTACGATGGCCCATGACGCGGTTTCCGGTTCAACCAAAACACAAGCAGCACGAGAAGAAATCAAAGGCAAGATGGTCGAACGACAGAAGGGCATCAGTTTGAAGCCCGGAAGTCGCGGAACCAACTTGAAGTCGCCCACGAAAGCCTCCAATAAGCAAGCCCTGGAAAAGCGGGTCTCAGGTGGTTTGAGAGCGATGTTTGGTTAAGCTCGTGTCTGATTCGGAGTAACATCCATGCCTGTTGATAATGCCTCCCTTGCTGACCTGATCGCCACTACGCTTCGTGATCTCCCCAAGGATCAATTCGAAGTCATGTGGGATAGTCAGCACTACGAGTTCTGCGAAATTTACCAGGAGCACCGTCGAAAGATTGACGGCGGCACCAGCATCCAGCGGAACGTGATTCTCGACCGCTTTGGTCGTGCTCGTTACCGTAAGCTCTACGACACCGATCAGCCGACCGTTGACCAGAGTCAATTCCAGATCAACGTGCCGTGGACTCAGTTGAGCACGGACTATAGCTGGGACGTTCTGGAAATCATGCGTAACAAGAACTCCGCTAAGGGGTTCATCGACCTGCTTGAGTCCCGGCGTTGCGAACGCATGTGGGATATGGCGGAACTTATCGAAAGCCGTGGTTGGGTCGCTCCTACCTCTGCGACCGACTCGCTCTTTCCCTACGGTATTCCGTACTACATCAACTTCCTCGATAACGGCGTGACGACTGGTGGGTTCGCTGGTAAGACTGTTCGTTACCAAAACGGCACGACTGGAACTCTAGTGGCCGGTATCGACGGTGCGGCTGAGCCTAAGTGGAACAACTACGCTGATACCTACATCCGTGTGGATAACAGCTTGCTCCGCAAGATGCGATCTGCCATTCGGCGTACTCGCTTTAAGCCCGCTCCGTGGGCGATCAAGCCGGGCAACGATAAGGTTGGCTCGCCCATCCGCCTCTACGTGGCTGATGACGTGTGTAGTCAGCTTGACGACTTGGCTGATAAGAGGGATGACCACACTCAGCCGGACTTCAACAAGACGTACAACGATCTCGCGGGCAAGATGCTGCATGACTTTGAAGGCGTCTCGCACTTCAACAAGATGCCCATCGTGTATGTCCCGCAGCTTGACGGTATGTCTGTCCAAGGTACGTCTACCCTTCAAACTCCTAACCCGATCTATTGCGTGGACTGGACTAAACTCCAGCCCGTTGTGCAGGACGGGTATTGGATGGAGGAAGGCAAGCCGATGTTTGATCGCGGACAGCACACGACCTTCACCGTGTTCCTCGACGGATGCCACAACAACCTGTGCATCAATCGTCGAACCTGCGGTTTCGTTCTTCACAACGGTATTGTTTAATCTGGTTGAATCCAACCTCTTTAGGAGTAACAAGCTATGTCGTTTGGAATAATTGGATACAGCCAGGTGAATCAGGTCAACTCGACCATTCAGGTTGGCACTACGCAGTCTACCCCCAGCGGTACGATTTGGGGTGACTCGCAGAATGACGAACTTCGAGATCAGGGCAACGGTTTCTACGTTGACAAGGATTTCAAAGACGCCACCACGCCTCCGGGTGTGGCTAACGTTGGTACATTTACGTACTCTTCGACCGATGATAGTGCGATCATCATCCAGGTGAATAGCACCGGCGGTGCTCTCTGGACTCGCCCGATGGCTCCTGCCTTGGCTAACGGCGGAACGAATCTGTGGTATGAAGTCAACGTCTCCCCGCAACAGATTACTGCGGGGCAGTCGATGTTCTTCGGTTTGGTGACAAGCACTGGAATTGTGACTTCCACAGTTACAGGAACGTCTTCAACTTCGACTACGTATTCCACTGCGGTTTATAGTACGGCGATTCTGTCTACACTGATTTCTACGTCGTACTATGCTTCGACGGGTTCTACCTTGATGGCCATCAATCCATCAACGGTGACTTCGACCATCGTGACGCTCGGAACCACCTCGCTTGTGGCTCCCACTTTGACCCCCTCTAGCACCACGCTGCTCTCTACTGCGGGTGTTATCGGGTTCTACATGCACGGTGACGCTCCCTCCAACTTGGACGCGATTTACCAGAAGCCGTTCAACTTCTCTTCTACCAGCACGTCCACAACTACCGTGCTGGCTAACGTGCTGACTGCACCGCAGAATAACCCCAACCCCGGTAACTTGGCATACATTCCGCCGGTTCCTCCTGGTGCCTTCACTGGCAGCACTTGGGTGAAGTTGGGCGTTCGCGTGGACAAGACCAATGCCTATTGGTATGTCAACGGTTCTTTGCTCGCAAAGAAAGCCCTTGACTCAAGTTTCGATCTGACGGATAGCTACGGCGGCATGGCCCATGTTCTTAACTTGGCTACCAGCACGAGCACTGGTGGTGTTAAGATGGACTTCTTCCGCGTGGCGGGTAAGATTCTGTAACACTTCCTCTCTGTCTCGCGAATACTACCGGCCATAGGCAAGGATTTATTTCTAGCCTATGGCCGGTTTCGCTAAGGGAACACTATGCCTCTTGGTGGATTACAGACATACCCGATTACAGAACCCTCTTCAGTCCTGCGGTTTCAGGACTTGCTGGTAGAAGTTGCCTACAAAATAGGTAATGCCTATTATGGGACTGATGGAACAACTGCTCCACAGGTTCCGATTGATGCCCACGATCTGTATATTTGTTCGACGATTGTGAACAAGGGCATCAGGATGTTCCTGAATGACGGTCCGCCCCCGAATGGCTGGAAGTTTCTCCGGCCTATTGCTCAGGTGGACGTGTGGCCGATGATCGCGGCGGATAGCACCGGCATCACGCAGTACATCACCAGCACCGGGTACAACTCGACTTCGAGCCTGACCACCCTTACACTCACTCTTACGACGGTGGGCATTGCTTCGAGTCTCGCTTTTAGCACGGCAATTCCGACCTTCTATCCGACGATGGAGTTGCAGACGATCTATCTCGGGGGCAACCCGCCTGCGGGAACTCCTGGTTGGCAACTTCCGTTTCAGAGTTTCCAAAGCACTTCGACGGTCGGAGTGCCGTTCACGATTGTCAACTATCTGTCCTCTACACAGATTCAGATTTTTGGGCAACCGGCATCAAGCACTTTTTCTACTGGTGCTCACAGCACTGATTGGTCGATGATCGCCACCGGCGACTACACGATGCCAGCGGATTTCTCCGGTCAATATGTCGGGGATATCTCCTACATCAGCAACACCAATCGTGGTATGCAGATTCACTGGACGGATGAGGCCAGCATCCGTCAGCGACGGCAGAACTTTAACTTCGAGTCAGGTACGCCATATGAGGCAGCAATCAGACTGATGCCCACGTCCTCGATTACGCCGACAACGAATGGGCAGGCCCCGCTTACCTACGCCCCTATGAGGCGTAGGTGGCAACTGATGACATGGCGAATCTCTAACGAGTTCCTTCATGTTCTCTTTCCGTATCAATTAGGGTTTCAGTATCTCTTGAACATGACGGATACTCCGCCGTCACCCTTCGCCTTCGATGAAACGCTGAAGGCGGCGATTCTCGCTCAGGCCGAGTTCGATGTTGAGAACCAGTACGGTGTAGCGTGGAATTACTACAAGCAGCAGGCCCTCCCCAAAGCGTTCATGCTTGATGCCATGTCGGCTCCGAAGAAAATGGGATACTTCGGCAATCCGACGGCTCACTTGGGCATGGGAGCTGCGATCCGAGACTTCAGAAATAATTGGTATCAACGACCCACAGTCAGTGTCAACAATCGTTAACGTGTCACGCCAGTAGCTCCAGGCATCCTTGGGAGCGTTCTTTAGCCCCGAAAGGCAAACGTCATGCACTTCAATCCTGCAAATTGGCTCTATGGTATCAAACAACTTGTCACGGGGAGCGACGCTCCCAATGTTCCGGGTGGGGGTCTTCCTGCTGATGGCGGATTCATCAAGGACGTGCCTTACTTCCTTGGGGATATCGTCGGGGCAGCTGGTGCAAGTGGTCCTAGCAACTCAGCCATGTTCTATGGCCTAACTGCGGGTACAGGAAACAGCACCACAACGGACTACGCCACGACCGTCGCAGTGAAAACTTCTGTAGGGACTGGTCGGGTTCCATTCCCTCGTGCAGGCCCTAACTCCGGAATCGCTTCCTCCACTACCAGCAGCGGTGCCTTCCTAATTCCTGCTGTTGGCACATACCGAGTCGATTTTAGCGTGGGTGCTACTGGCGGCAATCAGTTGCAGCTTGAACTGAATGGCGTCGATCAATTTGCCACGGTTGTCGGCGATAATACCTCACCCAACCGTACCAATGGCGTCTCCCTGATTACAACCGTCGTTCCGAACTCTATTCTCGCGGTTATTAACCCGGCAGGCAACTCGCCTGCTTTCTCCATCACCCCGGCGAATGGTGCTACAACCCACGCGGAAGCCCAAACGCTGGTTATTACCCAACTCGGTATTGGCGGTGTGAGTGGTCCGACCTTTGTGGCTGGAGCGGGACTTGACTCGACGATGTTGGTGCTTCAGGCCGCAGCGGGAACCACGTCAATCGGCACCCTGTTGTTCCCCATTCCCCGAGAATATGATGAAGCAACGAACCATTTCCATGTCCGCCTCGCGGCACAGATGGATGGTTCCACGGACGCCCCCACGCTCTCTGCTACGCTGTATCGCAAACGAGCCGGGTCTTCTACGACTCCTGGCGTTACGGTTAATGGTACGTCGGACGCCTTTACTGGATTCGTGAGTCAGGGAACGACTGCACTGCCTCTGTCCTCTACGGAGCAAGTGATTGACTTCAACTTCGGCGGGTTGGGTCTGTTGCGTGACGATGCCTTGACGATTGTACTCAGCACTGGGGCACACGCCACTAACAACATCCAAGTTTTCTTCACGGAAGTTTCCTACCGTTCCTGCCTCGTTAGTTACAACGAGACTGCGGGTGTGGGTGATACGAATGATCTGAGTGCTGAACTTCGGTAACTCTCTTAGGTCTCTGCTCCTTAACGGGGGCAGAGACTTTTATCATGGCTCAAAAACAGTTACCGATTGAGTCTCCGATTAACGGCGTGAACCAAGTCACGAATCGTGAAGGACAGCCTCCAAACACCTGCTGGTCCGCACAGAACGTTCTTCCCTTCGACTACTTTGGCCGTAGGCGTGTCGCCCAGCGTCCCGGACTAACGAAGCGATATACCACCAACCTTGGGTCCAGCTTCATCCAGGGAATGCTCGCAGTCAATCAGGTCACGTACGCCAGCGGCATTGGCGGTGGGGGCGGGGGTAGCACCACTTTCACTGAACCCTTCACGAGTCTTGCCGAATTCAAAAGCACTTGGCAGAATGTTCCTTCGACGTGGACCGTGTCTGGCGGTCAACTACACATTCCTGCGGGATGGAATCCGAGTGCTGGCGACCCCATTCCGACCCTGATTGCTTCTACATTTCTAGCTCAGAATATAAGACAATACAATATAAGTTTCACCTACAGCGGTGAAGTAACCAGCACGAATGGTGCGGTGTCCATTGACTACGGACTGAATGCTACTCCGCCTAACCAAGGGGCGGCTACAAGCGGTCTCACCGATCTCGACTACAACTTCAGCGGCATAATCAATGGCGGAACATCTTCCACCCTTTTGCTGACCGTGGGACCGGCGGTCTTTAGTTCCACTACGTCTGATGCCGCGTATGCTTCCACCAGTCCAAATCAAGCCTCCAGCACCAACTTTGTTCTGCTTGGGAACTACACCGGCACCCTCGCTTCTATGGTTGGGTCAGGGGTATCCACTGATTCTAATACTGTCAGCACAAATACCGGCAACCTCGCCGTAACTCTTACGGGATCAACGCTTCCGTGGTTTACTATGTCTGCCTTGCCTGCGGGCATCAGTGCGAGCATAAATACGATCTCCATCACCTCGGCTACTTCCGGGTCAACAGTGGCCGCACTTCAGATGATTTTCCAAAGTATCCTGATTGCGGTTGACCTTGGATACGTATGGATTGGTTCGGCATCGCCCGGAAGCACGATTGCAAAAGCCCTCGGACAAGTGACCCCACGACTTGTGCCCGGCACGTTTGTTTCGATGGCTGCGGTCAACTATACCTCGCAGGTAGGATTCCCTGATGCGAATGCCATAGGACAGGCAGTTTACTTCGTAGATGGCGTGAGTAGCACTATTGCCGCGTTGAATCTCGCAACCTCAACGATGCAGTTCTTGGTTCCCAAAACTGGTGGAAATCCTCCACCCGCCGTCACCAGCCTCGCCTGTAACTGGCGGGGGCGTCTCGTGCTCGCGGGCGATCCTAACAACCCACAGAACTTCTACATGAGCCGCCAAGGAGACCCTAGCGATTGGGACTATTCGCAGCTTGACTCAGCAGCAGCAGTTGCGGGCAATCTCTCTAACTCAGGTAAGATCGGGGAGCCGATTACTGCCCTGATTCCATACACCGACGATATCATGCTGATGGGGTGTGCGAATTCGCTGTGGATGATCCAGGGAGACCTAGCAGACGGTGGCACTATTCTCCGCGTGTCGGAGCAGATGGGCATCATGGGTAAGGACGCGTGGTGCGTCGATCCCCAGGGAACCCTCTACTTTATCTGTAGCGGTGGATTGTACTCGGTCAAACCGATTTGGGAAATGTATCAACCTCCGCAACTCCTCACGGCGGAGAGCATGAACCAATTCTTCATGGACCGTCCGTGGAGTCTGACCCGTGTGAGCATGGCGTGGGATACCGACCACCACTACCTGCACATGTACCTAACAGACATATTCGGACCTAACCGACCCAGTGCCCACCTGATCTACGATACTCGCACCGGCGGTCTGTGGCCGCAATTAATGGGCGGCTATCTTGGCCCAACCTCGGCGATCTTGTATCTCGGAGATAACAGCCCCACCGACCGTTCGGTTCTGCTCGGGGGCTGGGATGGGTATATCCGCAAATTCGATTACACTGCCACGGATGACGATGGCACGCCGATAAGTTCGTTCGTCATACTAGGGCCGTTCAAGCCGTTCCCGGAAGCGGGAATCCTGATTGCCTGCACGATTGATATGGGAGAAATCTCGCCCCGCACGGTCTCTTCAACCTTTGGGGCGACGGTTCGGCTATCCTCCGGACCCGATGCGTATTCAGTGACGGAAGGCTTGCCTCACACGGATGCGAACATCAACCTAACTATGGATCGCCGTCAGAAGACGTTTCGACAGCGGCTCCGTGGCGGATGGTTTACTATCGGGTTGTACAACTTTACCGATAATCAATACTTCTCCTTTGAATCCGGGCTGCTGGAATTCGATCCCGCTGGCCGGAATAGGGAGCGTAGATAATGCCTGCTCCTAAGAATGTGTCCAACCCGATTGACCGCAACTCCAACTCTCCGGATAGGCACCGTCGTAACTGGCAGAGGCTCTCTCAGGGAGCACTGACCGGGACTATTCGGACCACAGGGCCAATTACCGGCGGTTCGACCGTTGGTTTGGCTATCGCCACCTCTACCGGGTTAGCAGTCGTCTCTGGAGCGTTGGCCCTCCTGTTTGCTGACCACTCCATTGTTGGTTCAACGAACGGTATCCGGGTCCAAGAACTTTCGACGGGCGGAATTTCTACTGGTGCGAATGGCATCGGGTTGTTTTTAGACCCCAACGGTGCTCTGTCAACAGGAGCTACTGGAGCAGGTGTCAGAGTTGATGGCACGACTATAAAAATTGTTGGAGACAATTTAGTCGCTTCTGTTACTCCGCCCTCTCCCCTGATCGCTGCGGACGCGAGTATCTTGGTAAGCACCAGCACGGGTAGCACCACTATCCGGGTTCAAGAATCTTCAACGGGAGGTATCTCTACTGGTCCTACGGGAATTGGAATTAAACTTTCTGGTACAACGCTAGTTGAAAGTTCTAGTGGGTTAGCTGTAGGAGTATTAACAAGTACGAATTTGCCGGGAGATATTGCTTACACAGATGTTGCAAATGTTTTTACAAAAGATCAAACAATTATCGGCACCGATTCCTCCCCGCTAACTGTAGAAAACTTTGGGCAAGCTTTTTGTGCTTTATTCTTTAATAATGGGGCCGGATTTCAGACCTCTTTACTGTTTCAACAAGCTGGAGTAAGTCGTTGGCAAGTCGGCAGTGACTTTTTTGCTAATGGCACTCAAACATTTTACATCTTCGATCAGACGAATATTGTTACGAAGATGTTCATAAACAATCAAAATGTTTATCTTGGTGGAAATGCCCAAGCTGCCCCTGTTGTAGCGATATTAAATTCCGGAAATGTAGGAATAGGAATTCCTGTTCCTCTATTTGCCCTTGACGTAGCTGGAACGGTTAATGCTCCCCACTTCAAGGGTAGTAGCACGACTCCCGGAATCGCTGCGGGTGCGGGTGCAGGAACAGGGCCAACGATTGCCCTAGTCGGTACGGATACCGCCGGTAAGATTACTTTAACTTCAGGAACTCTTCCTGCAATCTCTGCGGTGATTCTCACGGTGACCTTTGCTTCTGCTTACGGAACCACCCCCTATGTAGTCTTCTCCCCCGGAAACGGAGCCGCCGCATCTTTGAGTGCTCTCTCCGCAATCTATGTAACGGCGACAACTACAACATTCGTATTCAATTCAGATACGACTGCAATCACTGCGGCTACTCAGTACATCTGGACTTACCACGTAATAGGATAATCCCATGCCTCAACCTTTTCAATTCGGAAGCAATTCTCCTGGCACTGGTGCTCAGACCGGGGGTTACAATCAGGCGTTAGGCGACCTGAATAAATCTCTGCAATCGTCACAGCAGACGACGCAAGCGGGACAGATGCAGCTTGGACAGCAGCTTCAACAGAACCAAGCTAACGTAGGCCAGAACCTCACTAACCGGGGTTTGGGTAACACCACGATGGCTAACACGATGCAGCAGGCTCCTCAGCAGACCTACAACCTAGGGATGGCTCAGTTATCGGACCTGGGTAACATGCGGCAGATGGGTGCCTACAACAACCTTGCTAACATGACTGCCCAGGGTGGTAACGCCATTACTCAGACGGCCCAGCCCTATGCCCAAAGCAACTTTATGAAGCAGCAGATGGGCCAGGGACAACAGCAAATCCCCAACGCTCCCCCGGCTCCAACAATGGGAATGGGTGGTGCAATGGGCGGTCCAGGCGGTGCTGCTGGCGGAGGCGGTCAACAGGGTCCGATGAATATGTCTAACTACCAAAACCTGATGAACATGCAGCAGTATGGTAGCGGTGGCGGATACCTCGGGCCGGGACAAGCCGGGAGCCTAAACCCTAATCAGGGCTATGGCGGCGTAACCGACCCTAACATGATGCAACCGCAAGACCCATACGCTGATCTCGGCTCAGACCAAGGTTAAACCATGAGTCAATTCCCTAATCCCTACAGCCCGCTTCGGCAATCCCTGTTCCGCCCTCAGCAGATGGCGAACATGATGCAGCCGCCGCTGGACCCTAATAACCCTTCCCAGCGATTGCAGGCCGCGTACGCTCTTGGAAAGGCCCGACAGGGTGGAGGCCAGTCTGGCTCAATGCCGGGCAGTTATGGGTCTGGTGGGGCCTCTCCGTTGGCTAACAGCATGTTGAAGGCCAAAAGCCTCGTAATGAACTCTGAGTTGGGAGACGAGGAAGATATCCCTGCTGATCTGAAACAGCTAAGGGATGATCCTTCGGTCCCGATGCAGCAGTTTGAACACCTCGTCAAGGTCTACAAAGCCAATAAAGCCCCGAAGCAACCAGAGCAACCTTCCAATGATCCTAACGCTGGTACGATGACCGTGACACCGGGAAGTGGTCGGGATGGCCGTCCAGTAATGTCGCCAGAAGGGATGCACCGTTGGGCAATGGCGGCTAAGACAAACAATCCCAACGCCCCCGTAACTAATCAGGCGGATTTAACCCGTGGAGAAAAAGGCTTTGAGGTTAGTGGAATTGGAATGCCCCAACCCGCTGCTCCACAGGAACAACCGAAGCCTCCTACCGGAGCGGAGCAACGGGAACAGCGAGCGGAACACCATCAGCAGGTTCAAGAGAATCAAAGCCTGTTGGCAGAGAATCAGAAACGTCAAAAAGAATTTGAAGCACAAGACCCCGGTTTGCTACGAGGACACGCTCGCGATCCTAATGTTGCGACGGATTATGCCCAACTAAAGAAAGAAGAAGGTGATATAAGTCTGAGATTGAAGGGGCTTATTAGCCCTCAGCAGGGACAACAACAGCAACAAGGGCAACCTCAACAACAGCAAGATCAGCCACATATTCCCCATGTGCAATTTGATAAGCAGGGAAAAGTGGTTGCTGGCAGTCGCGGAGCCATCACTCCGGATATCGCTGCTCACTATATTCGTCGGACTGGAAGCGTTGAAGCCGCGAAGGCTGCTGCTGCTGCGGAAGGATGGCAATCGTAATGGCTGATATTTGGGATCAGGCTAATCAGATTGTTACAGCTACTCCCGAACGAGGAGCTACGCCCCCTCCCCAGCCTCAACAGCCAGCACCACAACAACTTGGAGCAGTCGGTAATCTGTTCAACGCGACTGTGAATCAGGGAGCAGGCTGGCTTGCAAATGCTGGAATTCGTGCGGCCTCTCGCGTGGGCCTGATTTCTCCGGAACGAGCACAGCAAGCAATAGGAACACAGCTTCCCACTGATCCCAACAGTCTTGCTGCTAAAGCTGGCGGCATGATTGGTGGGGCTGCCCCCGCACTGTTCGGGCCTTTGGCTCCGGCTATGATGACTGTTCAAGCGGCGGAAAATTCCCGAGAACAGGTTGATGCTCGCAATGCGGAACTTCGCCAACAGGGTTTACCGGAACTCTCAGCCGCACAGCAGATGTTAACTGTGGGGGGACAGGCAGCGTTGGGTTATGGAATGGGCAAGCTGATGCCCGGTCAGCGAATAGGTAGCAAGATCATCGGGGCTACACCGACCCTCGCAAACGTCCTGCTTAACGCCGGGAAGAATATCGCTGTGGGTGCAGGCGTTGGAGCAGTTGAGCAAAACGCTTTCAACATCGCCGCCAATACAATCAATAAGGCTACCAACGTAGACCCCAACGCAACTTGGAATCAAGGTTGGCAGCAAGCGACGGGACAGGGGGCGATCTTCGGCGGGGTAGGCCAAGCCTTGCACGAAGCCCCTAACGCCGTAAACCGTTTATTCCCTAAGAAAGAGGCTGCCAATGTTCCTGTGGCTGAAGGACAGACTACACCTGCGGAGACTAAGCCGCCAGTGCAAGAAGCACGACCGGCAGAGGGTGAGAAGGCTCAGACTCCACCTGAAGAATCTAAGACAGAAGGAACTCAAGGAGTACAGCCTGCACTTAAAGGCGACGAGGCTCCCCCATTTGAGACTCGAAGAGAACTTCTGGAGTCTGCCCAACGAGGGCAACAACTAGCTTCAGAACATGCTGCGGCTAAAATGGAAGCTCCCCCACGCGAGGGAGAAGAAGCTCCAAAGGTTGAAGAGAAGCCCGCCCTTGGCGGCAACGAAGCCCCCCTATTTGAAACCAGGAAACAGCTTCTAGAATCTGCTCAACGCGGACAACAGCTTGCCTCAGAACATGCCGCCGCGAAGATGGAGGCTCCGCCGCGAGAAGGGGAGAAAGCCCTTGAGAAACACCCTGCGACTCTGGCTGACCCTGAAGCGGTAGCTCAGCACTACGCTGATACCTACGGTGAGAAAGACCCGGCCCAAATCGGGGCTATCCAGAGCATGATGGGGATGAAACTATCCCCCGGTGAAAAATTCGTTAAGGCGACAGTGCCTTCAGAGAACTTGGAGACGGCAAACTTCATGGCCGGGGACAAGAACCCCGCTAAGATCGCTGCAATCCAGAATCTCTCGTCAGAAGAACGAGCGAAGTTACCTCCAGTCTACGCCAATAAAGATGGCATGGTTGCTGACGGCGTACATCGGGTATCGGCTGCCCAAAACTTAGGCGAGCCAGTAACCGCCTACGTGCCTGAATCAATGGTTGGCAAGAACGGTGTGACTCTAGCTACCGAAACAGCTAAGGAAACTACCCCTTCCGCTACTCAGAATCAAGTAGAACAGAAACCTCAGTCCGATTTCTTCGCCCGCATAAAAGCAAAGGGGGCACAAGCGGCGGAACTTGGGAAGCGTCTTGCTACAGAAGAAGAGGGCGGGGCGGCAATGACTGCGAGCAAGAAGTTCGCAGAGCAGGACGTATTGCCGAAGGTTGACGCTGCGGCCACGGGTCTGAAGAAGCTAACCCAGGGCCTCAAGAATACCTTTGGTGCTCAGAGTGGCTCGGAAGCTGAGGCTACCAAGAGTCTACTCAAAGGCCGGGGAGCAGAACTCGCTCAGCGTATGGACCAGATTCACGATCAGTCTCGCAAGGCTGAGGCGATGATTGATACGCTGCCTAAAGAAGACCAACACGCAATAACCGATGCGGCGGAACGCGGGGAAAAGCAATCTGATCCCCGCTTCCAGAAGGTAGCCGACTACATCCGCTCAGTTATGGATGACCGTCTTCAACAAATTCAGGACCGGGACCCGGAATTCAAAGGTCTTCCTGATTATATGGGTCATGCTTGGAAACAACCTGATAGAGCGAACTCTGTGCTTCAAGAGTTTCTCACCCGTAAACCCCTACAAGGGGATAAAGGGTTTACTAAAGGTAGGTCTATTGTATATCAATCAGAAGGCATTAAGGCGGGCCTGGAACCCGTTACTGATAATCCGGTAACGATGGCTAAGCTAAAAGCCCATCAGATGGACAAGTGGATTACGGCCTTCGACTTGAAAAAGAACCTCACGGATCGTGGTTTAATACAGGACGCCCCCACTGGAAATGGTAAGGTTCCTGAGGGTTATTCTCAAGTATCGGACCCGATGTTCCGAGGTAAGATTCTCCCTGATCCCGTGGCGAGCGTCATAAACAACACGCTTTCTTCTGGCCCGCTGGGGCACCCTCTGTACGGCCCAGCCCTGCGGGGTCTGACCGGCGTAGCGAATACCATCAACCAATCGAACCTCGGATTGTCGGCATTCCACGCTACGGAGTCTGCTATAAACTCCGCCGTCAGCGAATTTGCGATGGGCATCAAGAAGACCGTCGAGGGCAAGCCGGTCGAGGGTGTGAAGTCTATGGGCCTCGCCTTCACTGGCGTTGGTCCTGCGGCTCGCGACTACTGGAACGGCTCCCGGATGCTGAAGGAATGGCTGAAACCTGGGACCACTGATGCTCAGACAGCTACTATCGTTGATGCTATGAAGGCCCAGGGAGGCAGGGCAGGCATGGATAAGTTCTATGCCACGAACATGACCGACAAGATGCTTCACGCCTTCCGCACGGGCAACTACATCGGGGCCGCACTTCGTTCCCCGTTAGCCGCCATTGAGACAACCTCGAAGCCCATTATGAACTTCCTCGTGCCCCGCCTGAAGATGGGGGCATTCTTCCAGATGGCACAACATGCCCTCAGCGATAACCCCAACCTCTCAGGCGAAGAGTTGAGCGGCAAGATGGGGGATGCTTGGCGATCAGTGGATAACCGCTTCGGTGAGATGGTTCACGACAATCGCTTCTGGAGTCAGACCGCCCGGCACGTTGCTAATGCCACCTTCCGCTCTGTGGGTTGGAACTTCGGTACGGCGGACGAATTGGGTGGAGGCGTGGTGGATTGGGCGAAAATGCTTGGACGGGTGGCACAAGGCAAGACTCCAGAAATGACGCACAAGATGGCGTATACTGTGGCCCTCCCAGCCCTCGTTGGTACGTGGGGAGCAATGCTGCATTACGCCATGACCGGAACGGCCCCGCAAAGTATGAAGGATGCGTTCTTCCCCAAGACTGGTGACAAGGATAAGAATGGGGACGACGTGAGGATCAACCTGCCGACGTACATGAAGGACGTGTTTAACGTCGCTCACTCACCGCTGGGTACGGTGGCGAACAAGCTACATCCGGCAGTCGGAATGACGATTGACATGCTGAAGAACAAGGATTTCTACGGCACCAAGATCGCCAACGAGGACGATCCCTTCTACAAGCAGATGCTAGATCGCGTGCAATACGCCGGTAAGCAATCTTCGCCCATCAGCCTTCAGAATATTCTCTCTGATAAACCGACTACGACGAAGGAAAAAGTCCTGCCGTTTGTAGGTATCACCAAGGCCCCTAAGTGGATGAGCCAGTCTGATGCGACCCAAGCAGCCTATCAGGCTATCAATGAATCCCAGCCCATCGGGGGCAGGACGGCAGAGGCCACCGCCAAGTCTAACCTGATCTCAGGACTCTCGGATCGAATGCGTAAGGACGATCCCCACGTGGATGCGGATGTTGATAAGGCGATTGATGCCGGGAAGCTAACTAACCAGGATTACAAGACAATTGTGAAGCAATCTCAGGGTCCGACAGGATTAGCAGGGTTGATTCAACGGCCAGAGTTGCGGGGCAAGCCTGAGTTGCTGGAGAAGGTGTGGGATAAGATGACCCACACAGAGAAGTCGGATAACGGGGACGCGATGTACAAGACAATCTCTCACAGCAAGGCAATGGACCCTGATAAGCGGGATGCCTTGCTTGAGAAGATCAACAAAGAAACAACGAAACTAGCTGGGGTGCAATAATGAGCAGCACAAATTTTACTGATTACATGGAAGCCGCTGAGAAGTTCCAGCAGCACTTCGTTACGCCGATGGTAGCAGCGGTAGAGATTAAATTGACGACCCTGCTTCAGCCGGTGATTGACACCCAAAAAGCCCTTGGAGAGAAGGTGGTAGGCCACGATAAAGCAATCGCCAATCTCCAAGGGAGTCAGAAGAAAGCATTAGTCGGGTGGGGTGTCTTCGCTACTGGCGGTGCTGCTGCCATGAGCTACGCTTGGGTGTGGATTAAGAAGCACTTCCACATTAGTTAAGAACTTGGGTATAGTCTGATCCCAAAGGATATAAATTTCCGGGGCAGCCTCTATACGTCCAGCCTTAACAAACTGATGTAAGCACTGATATAGCTCACAGGAATCTTCCCACACGAAGCTGGGAATCAGATGAACGTCCCCATCTCTATTCCACGATATTCGGAAGGAATGATCTAACAGGAATACCGGGGGAATCTGGCTCAGCGGCAACTTGTCCAGTGAGCAAGTGACTGTATGTTCTTTGAATAAATTCATTGACCCAAAGCTCCGTTGTTACTGTGACTTCCGGCCATCGACCAAATCCCCGCCCCAGTTGCGTTGCAATCTTACGACTCCGAAGCGTCTCGTTCTTTACCCCTTTCTTCACCCACGATGTTACGGTCTGGCGGGACACCTTCAGACCGAATTTGGCCTTGATGTAGGGGGGAACTTCGTGCAGCTTCAACGTCTTGGGTATGGGGGGCATAGGGGTTTCCTTCAAAGTTTGACCACGGAACTTCTTTAGGGTAACACACCCTATACCGTCTGTTCACCTCATCTAGTTCGATCCCAATCAGCCGGTTATCCTGTGTCTTCACAATCCAACCGGGAAGGTTCTGGACAGGGTTGAACCTGCCCAAAACTGTTGCTCCACTCTCTCTAATCCTCCGTGCTACCGCTGTGGTAGGAGCACACCTAGCGGCGATCTCTAAAACATCCTGTGCAGAACGAAGAGGTTTCATGGATGTACGATTTGAACTTGAACGGGGGCAGTTGAGGGAGGAACTACAGCGGCTTTCTCTCCTTTAATATAGTCTCTCAACTTCGTGTATTCATCACACCAGTATGATGAAACCGAGTGGGCTGAACCCATCACACTCTCAAACCTTGCTCGATTCCGATACGCCTCGTACAGAAGGAATACCCCACCGGCCACGATCAACCCCAGGGACAACCATGGGATAAACCATAAGCTGACTCGCGTAATCAGAGAGACGACTTCAACGCCGACACCCATACCCGCAATGGGCAACGACAGGCTGTGGGCGGCAGGCACGACAAAGTACAGCCCGAGGCCAACACCAGCCACAACCATTGCAAGTACGATGATAACGTTAACGCTTTTTGCCACCGGCTTTAACTCGCTTGGAGTTTGACCGGGCTTTGTTAGCAGCGGCCTTGGGGCGTCTACGACCGCCGCTGGCTTTGGCGGGGGCTTTGCCGCTGCACACCCACCTACAGTCAATAGGCTCATCCCGAACAGAACCGCTAGAATCGCCACTACCGCATACAATAGATACCGCATTACTTGCACTCCTGTTTGTAAACCGGGATCGGTGATATTTTTCTTTCGGGCCACATTGCATCACATGATGATATGGCGTTCCGTCAATCACGACCCCGGCAGACAGGATTGAACGGATTTTAAGATTCTCACCATACTTGAATGCGACGTGCTTATCGTCTACGCCGCATCCTAGGTTCATACCAAAGATTCTCCTAAGAGGGTTCGCACGCCACCAAATCCCAGCAGCACTATGAACGTGGCCTGATACCACAGCCATGAGTAGCTTCTGCATGATGTTGAAGGCCGGGTACAGACCCCCGCATCCCGTACCGTGTGTATAGTGAACGTCGTCTATGGTGTGGTCAGGCTTCCAGTCCCATCCCGGCGTAAAATACAACTCGTTGTATCCCTTCAAGAACCGGGACGGGATATTCACTGTAGCTGCCATGCGGGCGATACGTGCGTCGTGGTTCCCTTCGCAGACCCGCACCTTCGGGAATTGCTCGTACCATCGTTGCACATGCACTAGGGCGGATTCGTACTCATCCACCGGCCCTTCCGCATCAGGGCTACGCTCATGCTGGCTGATTGCATGAACGTCGCACACGTCGCCGATATGCACCACGGTGTCACACTGATACTTGTCCTGAAGATCAAGACAAAATTGAAGGTAGCCGGGATGTACCGCCGGGAAATGTGTATCACCGACTGCTAGGACTTTTGCCATTAGAGGCTCCCTTCCCGATATATTTCCAATCCAAGCCAATCTGCAATACCAGCCTCTCCGCAGGCTCCTTTACTACGCTTCCACCCCGGAAGCATATACAGACCGTTCTTCGGATTTTCACCCATTTTCAACAGCAGAAGAGAGTAGAGATCGCGAATTACAAACGCACTCTGATCGTCTTGGTCTCCACTAACGCCCCCCGCAGCCCTATCAATATCTGCCGGGGAGATAACGGTATAACCCTTCTTAACTAGACGGCACCGGGCTTCATCGAAGGCAGGGTAGTTGTGGTGCTCGTAGCCTCTCATGGGACCGGCGATATAAATTATTGTCCCGTTCGGATTATCCGGATATGTGGTGCCATCCACAATGTTGTCCGCAACGTCTTCATCACACCCAAGGTCTACAAGCTGATTCCACTGATCGCCCTTAGCCACCAGAATAGCAATTCTATCGTAGTCCTCTGCCGTCACTGGAGGACAACATTCTTGTGTGACCTCACAAGCATCCGCGTTGGAGGTTACAAGTCCTTCCAACTCAATCTGGAGCATCGCTAATGCCCGCCACGCAATCTTAGCGGTATGCCGAAGGCCATCAGTGTCAACGGTGCCTCGTTCGGCCAGATGCCGGGCAAGACAATCGGCATGATCCGGAGACTTCTCTCGTGCCCATCGCATCGGTTCTCCTGGATTATGCTGAAAATTACCCATGAAGCTAACGTGAGCCACTTCCGCGAGGGCATCAGGAAAATAATCCACGACGCCACGAGCAATCGGACATTCCTTACGCTGGGTCTTATCATCCGTCATTAGTTTGGCCTCCCGAGGTATTGTTTTGATGCCCAGGGCTTCAGCCGTAGGCCACGAAAGATACTAAACTTCTGTCCACCACGCTCATAGGTATCACTAATCCCTGATGGGCAGTTGGCTTTGATCCGCTCAAAGAACTTTGTCGTAGTCACCTGAATGATGCGGCGTTCTGTACTCCATGAGGTCCAGGCATCATACAATTCCTTCTTCGTGACTTCGTACTTCTGTTCCCCCTGATCTACACACTCTTCGAGGAACCCAGCGGTAGGACTACTGCCAATACGCCACTCCATCAGGGCGACTTTACTACTGTCTGGGACAGTAAAGCATCCTTGACTACGCAACCGCCTTAGTCCTTCCAAGGCCCACAACACAATCCCTTGGGCCTCAGCCTTTAGCTTCAAGGGCAACTGGTAGTCTGGAGCATGGGCAAAGCTACGGTTGAACTCGATGAAGTTAAGGCGGCGAATCATGGCTCCGGCATGATCGGGAACGTCGAGCATCTCGTTACTGGCGATAGTGATGCGACAGGTAAGGGCCACGCCTTCAAGGTAGTCCTTAAACTTCCGGTTAATCATCACTGAATCGTTGCCCGTGATATTCAAGAGGATTTCCAGCCCTCTATTTGCGTCTCCGTACTTGGGGGTACGAGCATCACCCACCAGACACACCAGCTTACCCATCAGGGCAGACTTGGCGAAGCCCTCAGTCAGGTCGGCGAATGAGGGGCAGGCTGTCTGCTCTGGCCCCATTATGTGACCCAGCACGTCAAGGATAAGGCTCTTACCACTACAGGGGGGACCACGGAAATACATCATTTTCTGATAGCTGGTATCAGATGTTAGGCAATAGCCTATCCACTCTTGTAGTAAGTCAATCTTAGTAACTTCGTCGCCGAGAGACGAGTTGAGAAATGAAAGCCACGCCGAGCAAGTCGCTGTCGGGTCGAATGCAAGAGGGAGTGCAGCAGTGGTGAATAAATCAGGCGTGGAATCAAGTAACGGCTCCGCATCGCCATTAAGGTACGCTCCTACATCCAAGATGCCGTTTGAAAACACTACAAGGTTAGCGGGATCAGGTCCAGTTGCACCGTTAATCCAGCAGGGCATATGACGCGAGTCTACCAATACCTCAGACGTTATAGCCCCGGTCACGTTAGCAAGCATGGCGTTGTCAGCCTTCAATGGATGAAGGGCGTCCTTCCCAGGCTTGCTTAGCAGCTTGTCGTGGGACCATCCATAGATCGGCCTACGGAATGCCTCTTCCTTGATGGGGCTGTACTTGTATCCCGCGTACCCGTACCACGTCTGCTCCCACCGCCGCACCGTATAGCGGTTCGCCATACGACAGCACTGATTCAGGTAAGCCCGTGCGATGGTGAGAGGCCGGTCGTCAGCAATCACACAATCACTTATCTCACTCTCGCCATGCTTCGCGACATACTTTAGGAAGTCCTCTTTAGTCAGACCGTATTTAACCTTCCATGCTCGTAAGTCCTTAATGTGCGAGGGGGGCATCACCATCTTAATCTTAGGACACAACCCTTTCAACGCTTGAAACGTCGCCAACATGCCATCCCTGCCCGGCCATTTCTCATCAGCCTTTTTATCGTTCTCTCCGACGACCACGCACGACCGACCTCTGACAACATCGCGGAGTATGTCCATACAAGCAAGATTAGATGGGCGACCAACACTAACAAAACCCAAATCCATAGCAGCCGCAGCATCGCTAAATCCTTCCACAAGAATGACTTCCTCTTCCATGTTCCCGGCTAGGGCCGTAGCGTTTCTAAGAATTCCTTCTGGCTTAAGGACATGCAGATATCCGAAGCGAAGGGGCTTGGAGGATTTATTTCTGATACATACAACCGCCTTGGGTTCCATTGGATTATCTGACGAAACAAGGCAACCGTCGGGTTTCCCGCACACGGGGCAAGAAACTCCCACGTCCATTGTTCGTCGCCAGTTGTGAGAACCAGAGCTATATCCGCGTTCACCCAAACTATGCTGCGGATTGACTTCATAGATCATCCCATGTTGGGAACCGGGGAGCATCACCTTACAATCATCTTTTGATCGAAGACTCAAGCCAATTGGCTTAGCATCTGAGTCACGTTCTGGAATTGCCCACCATCCATCAAAATTGTTTCCCTTCTTAAAAGGAACTATGGAAGCCCACCCGACTCCTAAACGGCGAATCGAATCGGCGGAAATGCCAAGATGGTTTGCTAGATCGTCTACCATGCCCGGATAGGCATTACTTTGGTACGCATCTAGCAACTTCTCAAATTTCGTCACCATTATTGTGCCGAGTAGGACTCGAACCTACACCACAGAGCTTAATACCCTGGTTCTACCTGTTAAATTATCGGCACTAGCGGCTTTTCAGTACGGTCGAAGCACGCAAACGACCAAATAAGGTTACTAATAGCCGGTATTCCGTCCCTTAGATCGGGGACACCTAGACGGGCTTAACCGTCGCCCTTTGCGTATTCCCGGCAGTCGCGATATAAGCGGTGTAACCTACTAGACAGCCAAATCCTTACAGACAGTATCACGAACCTTTGCCCAGTCGAGGGTCGTCAACTCTTCCTCAGTGCGGTTAACCGCAACCTCACCAATCACAGAGAGCCACGTATCGGCAACAACCTCATCCTCGTTAGTTCCCTTTCGTGCGTTGATGTACTCCCACGCCTCATCCTTGCTAACCTGACTCGGAGGGCCAGCAGCGGCTTCCACCAGCGAAGTCAGCTTCGGCTTAGGGGCCTTCTGCTTTGGGGCCGACGCGGGTGCGGCTGTGGGTGAAGATGGGCCAGCCACAGATGATACAGTGCCCGTAGGCCCCGTCGCTGCGGGGGACGGCTTCGTGGGCTTCACCGGCTTTGAGGGCTTGGCCCCGTAACCCATCGTTCGTGCCGCCAGGGCCTTGATCCCGTCCGTATCCAGTGCCTTCAACTGAGGCGTCGGGCTGGCGTCCTTGCTGTCGATCCATGTAACCGAATTCCCTTCTGTAACCTTACCCGTCTCAGGGTTGGTATATGACCTGTACTCAACGCGGAACAGGATTTCCGTGCCGATCAGGGTATCCCCGTTAAGACTGTCGAAGTCAGGGGCTTCCCAACCAGTAGCCGCATTAAGCTGCTTAACGTTAAGCAACTCAGTCTCAGGGCTAATCGTGCTGTTGTTGTAGAGCACGAGGAAGGCAACAATCTCTTCCCCGAAGCTGCTCCAATCCACGTACCCCGGCTGTCCGTCCTTCAGGTGTCCCTGAGTCTGGAAGTGCTTAATCTCTTCCGGGGCGTCGATGTACTTCTGAGTCGCGGCAAGTCGTGCCACCCACTGAGGGTACTGTTTCTTAGTCAACCCCACGGCTGACTCTGTGATTTTCCCGATGTATGTACCGGGTGCTTCAATCTTCTGTGGCATATGTCTCCTAGTTAGTTAATAGCTGCAAAATTCTCCGCATCGGCTTCCATCGCGAACAGACTATCGTACAGGATGGCCCCGAGGTCGCTTTCTTCAATCAGGTAGTATTTCTCCCCATCAACAATAACAGGGATACCTGTATCCGAGTAGATTTTCATTTGGGGGTTAGCCAGCCTGCGGTAGCGGACAAACACCACCATCCCTACTTTGAGATCAAAGGTGTCTGATCTTGCTCCGCCAGCACGAGAGACGCCGGGACCAACTGCGATAATCTCCGCTTCACAATAGCAATCCTGTGCCGTGGGAACAGTGATTGCCCCCATCTTCCGTTCACTCTGTAGGATAAGCTTGCAGAGTACAAGCGTGTTCCGAGGACGTGGAATCATTAGACTTTTGCTCCGTTGAAACAAAATTCCCAAAGGGTATCATCCGCCGGGCTATCAAACGAGATAACCTCTGGAATGCGGTAGCCCGCGATAGGCCGGGACTTGGCGACAAAGTGCAAGGGGCCATCAGTGAAGACGCAACGAGTGCGTCCCGTACCCTGTACCTTACCAGCCTTGGCCCCAGCATTCTCCTTCACTACGCTGAAATCCTGATAGCCGATGCGGAATACGTGGTCCGCCCACTCACAGACTTCGGTACGATCCGACGCCTGAGACGAGTGGTACAGCTTAGGGCCATCTTCAAGGTAGTCAGTGCCCTCAGCGTTGGCAATGCGAGCCTGAGCCAGTTGGGCCAGCAGAATCACATTGCGACCTGATCGGATAAGAGCATCCAAATCAGTGAGTACGAGTCGCAATGTTTCTAGTTGATGTCGGTAGCCTTTACCCCACCCGTATGATTCAAGACTCGTTGCAGTGCCGCCTTTTTCCGTCTTAGCAGTCGCAAATAGATACGGCTCAATGAGGGTTTCCACCTTAGTAACCGTATCGAGTACAATTGTACCCTTCTCAGGAACAAGGTTTTTCTGGTGTAGGGCATCCCGCAAGTCCTCAAATGTCTCTATGCCAAGAATGGCATTGGCTGGCTTCCCCGTCTTAGGGTTGGCGATTTTACGGCCACCATCGTCTAAACCAATCAACACGGCATTAGGTGCCATAACGGCGAGAGTCGTCTTACCAACGCCACTCTTGCCGTAGAGTACAATCTTCTGTCCCTCAGCGGCATCAGTCCAGGGAGTTACGCTGAAGGTTTTTACCGCTCGCAGGGAAGAAGGGTTCGTTCGTCCAACTGGAGGCATCTTTAAGGGGGGCGGTTTGTTCATCGTACACGTCTCCATTCTCTTTGATTTTCAAATCTTCGTAGGGGGCAACCACACGGCGGTAGAACTCTTTACCCGCCCCATCAAGAGCACCAAGGATATCATTGATTGTCTGATAGGACAAACCTTTTCCTTCAATGTATCGTGTAATTTGACGAGTGATTCGGTAATTAAGCTCACCGGCGGTGCTTGCCCTCCATGCAAGCTCTTGACGGGACTTATCAGTAGGTGTGAGGTAAGGCATCAATCTGTCTCCTGTTCGTTGACCGTAAGCTGCACGAAAATCCGCTTAAAACCTGATGGGGTAGTTTTTCCGTCACACACCGCATCAGCCCCAGGACCGTAGCATATGGGTATGTACGGGCAAGCGAACGTAGCCCTACATTGCTGTTCGTTTTCTACCCACGCATTGTACTTCTCTGCGAGCTTCTGACTCTGATAGATTGCGAAGGCTTGCCTCTCGAAGTGAGCAAGGTCCGCATCAGTACGTGCGATCTCCCGTCTCACAAAGTAGTGCTCTGGCCTCTCGTAGATATCCTCTAAGAGCCTAGCACCATACATTTCCACCGTCTCACGGATCGCAAAGCCCTTCTTGCCTCGTTCAATCGTGGCGTTCGTCCCGTTGATTGTGAAGTAGGGACCATCAGGTTCACTTTCGTTCTTAATCTCGAATTCCTGCCCGCAATAGGTATGCGGACCGGGCCGGATTTCGCCGGGCTTGAGGAACGCCGCCGTCTCTGCTTGCGTGAGTGTGGCAGGTTTTATCGTCGGCTTATGCCAAACGTCGTACAAAACACTAAATCTCACGTCGCTCTGGCCTCTGCATGCAGGCACCAATGGCAGTTGGCACACAGTATGTCGCACTTCTGAATCTCCGCCCAAGTCCGGGCCAAACTGCGAATGTCCTTCATGTACCCTATCGTAAACAACTTCTCGACCGGGTTGCGATGATGGAATTGCAGACAAGGTTTCCGCTTCTCGGGACACATCGTGCATCCTCTCCTTTTTACAAATGAAATCAACCGTATCGCCCGGCGTCTCTGTTTTGTCCTCCACGCCTTGTTCCGGGCTAAGACTTCCGGACGATGTAGCCGATATTGTTTGGCCTTCCGCTCTTTGTTCGTAGTTGCCATAAAGTGCTGCATTCACCGATTCGGGGAGCAAACCCGCAAGATTCAAGTCCCGAAAGGCACAGGCATATTGAGACACCTGAGAATCCTTCTTGGCCTTGTCCCAGTAATCGGAATCCGGGGCAATAGAACGCGAAGTTGATTTACGCTCCAAGGCACACACTGATCCCTGCCACCGGATTATGTGGTCAATCCTACCAACCCTTACAACCTCACTAACCGGCAGATTCATCCCAACCTTTGGACTCTTCAAAGGCAACTCAAACGGCACTTCACTCGCAAGCACTTCAACCGGATCATTCTGATAATACCACTGGTAGCCGATAAAGCTAGTCAGCAGGATTTGCCGCTCCATCGCCCACTCTTCATCCGTCTTACTCACCGGCTTGTGAAGCACGTAACGATCATTTAACAATCTCACGACGGCATCCAAAGCCACTTCTTCCGGCGTAACGCCTTGTTCAGGATCGACTACATGTGGCATGGCGTCTGCATATTTCTCATGCAACTCATGCCAATTGGTTCCCATGCGTTGGCTGTCGGTGTCCTCAATCAACCGCAAGCCCTCACGATGGGCGAGCCTAAAGCGTGTAGGACACGCCTTGAAGGCACTGATCGAAGAAGCTGAAAGGTGATAGCAGGAAGGGTTACTCATGGGTTTACAGTATACCACTTTATTTGCAACTTGTCAACTTTTTTTATTTTCTAGCTCGTTCTTCAAACCGTAATAGTTGACGGGAAATTTCTTCAAGTTGAGAGAGCATTTGACTCAACACCGCTAGAATCGCATCAGCCATTTCTGGACTCATCTTTTCTCCATGTCAAGGTTTATATCCGAAAAACTTTGGCGGTCGCTTGCCCCCTTTGGTTCCGACCGGGCTTAATTCCGTCATTCTAAGCCATTCGGCCATCAGCAGGGCATCCAGACGGCCATCCTTTAGCCCGCCCTTTGGCCCACGGACCATTTCCTTGTGCTCAGGGTAAAGCTCATCCCACATAGCTGCTCGTTGCTCTATTGAACCGTGGTGCGTCTTGCCAGGCAAGCCAAGCCTACCCGTCCATAAGTTAGGGGGTACGAGTCGCGTTTCAAAGCCTTTCGCGTACAGAAGTGCTTCTAAATTGCCTGTTTGCCAGCCGAACCGCATTGCGTAATCAGGCACTTCACCGGGGCGGGCAGTGTTGGATTCGAGAATGACAAGAACACCAGAAGTCATAAACCGGCTTAGCAAATCATTAGCCCAAATCAGATCAATTCCTCTATTGGTTGTGGGACTCATATCCCAAACATCCGGCTCCCACAACTCCCCATCATTGGTGGAGAGAACACCAAAGGCCCCTTCACGGCCCGGATCAATCCCCATGAAACAGGTATACTTACTCATGTTAAATCCTCTATGCGGGTTTTTGCAACTTGAAAATATGTTAGATCAAGTTCAATGCCCACAAAGTTACGTTTGGTGTTTACGCACGCTACCCCGGTAGTACCGCTGCCCATGCAATTGTCAAGAACAGTTTCACCCGCTATAGTATACGTTTTGATAAAGTATTCCATAAGGGCGATGGGTTTTTGTGTAGGGTGCAAACAACCCTCGCGTTCAGCAGTAGTGAAATATACGACACTCCGAGGAAATCTATCTCCTATATTATCGGCCCGAAAGGTTGGATTCGGGACGGTGTTCACTAATTCCGTCTGTGAACCTTTTTTTGATCTACCAGCACCCTTGAACGGTTTACCACTACTTTTTTGTGGAAAGTACCGAACCGGAGTAGGACCGAAGATCAGAATACTTTCGTGGGCTTTGAGCGGTTGTTTACGGGCCAACAGGAAGTTGGATGCCTTAGATTTCTCCCATATCCATTCATAGCGAAACCATGCCGGATTACTCATAATCAAAGCCGCACTAAATGGCTGAGAGGCGTTCAAAACAATCGCCCCACCGGGACGCAATAACCGGGTATATTGTTCCCACAGCGGAACAAACGGAATGATTGTATCCCACTTACAAGCCGTCGTTCCATACGGTAAATCACACGCCACCATGTCTATTGACTTGTCTGGTAACGTATTCATTAGCTCTAGACACTCACCGTGGAGTAATGCTATCATTCTTTACCGTACCTTTGGCTAATGTTACCCTCTGCTCCAAGAGGTAGGCCAGCGGCCCACACCGGAGTTACGGACATTTCCTTGATCGCAATCTCTAACACCTTCTCCGCTTCATCCTCTGGAACGCAAATCACCAACTCATCGTGTACGCGAAGGGCCGTAGGATATCCTTGATCCTGAATGCGAAGCATCGCTTCTAGGAACGCATCGCGGCAGAACGCTTGTACGATGTTCTCAGTCAGACCGCCACCCCAAGTGTGTTCCCAACTCCGAGTCATACCATTGTACAACTCTATCTTCTCCCCCCACTTGTCTTGGACTAATTTAGTGATGGGGTAGTGAAGCTCCCGGCTGTTGGGAAGAGTGAGCAGCACTCCGCACTCGTTATAGGGATCGAACCGAATTCCACGGGGCATAGAGCAAGGCCGTCTATACTTGGCTGTGTACACAAAAGCCTTTTCCACGTCACGCCAGAATTGGACAATGCAGGAATGCTCTCGCCGAAAAGTCTCAACAATCTTTGTCGCTGTGTCAAGATCAATCGCTCCCTTCGCATAACTCATAGCCTTTTCCGCACCCATACCATAACCGCAACCGAGTACGCCGATCTTACCTACGGCGTCTCTAGCCCACTTTAGGCGTTTGTATACGATCTCCGGCTCATCGCGGCTAGGCTTCCGCACCTGATAGCCGAGAACCTTTGAGGCGAAGTGGCTGTATTGATCCACTCCAGCGGCCCAACGGTCCACGGAATCCTGTTGTCCCGCAATCCACGGCGTACCGCGTCCTTCAATCTGTGCCGCGTCTACAATCACCAGCTTGTGGCCCTTGGAGGCAACAATCATGTGGCGTATCGCGTTAAGCAGATCGTCTCCCCGGCTACTCAAATTTTGTAGGTTGATACCCTCCCCGCCCGAGTCGCGGCCAGTGTGTGCCCCGCAATACTTCAACGGGACGCACAACACCCCATCGTTGGCCTTAGCTTGGGCCATGATGCTTTGGACGCGAGAGATATGCAGCGGCCAGGATTTCACCGCAACGCGGGCTTTCATCAACTGCCGAACCGCCGGATCAGGGTGATTAAGCAGCACTTCGCGGGAGTCGTCGGCCTTAGCCAACGCCAACATTGCACCCTTCTTGCCCCATTTGGTGTACTGTAGGACAGACTCGCCAGCGGCCTTAATCGCTTCGCCTAGCTTCCACTCAAACGACTTGTTCCCGCTGATATCGTCTCGCGTTAAGCCCTCCGGTAGCGATTGCTCTATCTGCTCATCATACAACCTGATTAGCTCCTCACCCCTCGCCATATCCACTTCAAGGACAGGCTTCGTGAATAGCTCCAGGGTCGATTGCATGATCCTTAGCTCCGTCTTAGGGTTGCTAAGCAGCGGGAGTATGATAGTGAATAGCTCCCACTCGCGTAGGTTGTCATTCACGTTGTACTCACGCAATGCAGAAATCTGCTCCTCAGTAGGGGCAGCAAGTGCGATAGGCTGTTTGTTCTTCCCCCGGCCCTTCGGCTTTATCATCCGTTCCCGGAAGCTAAAGTTCTTGAAGTTGCTGGTATCTCCCTTGTCTTTCAGCTTGTATTGCTTGCAGAGCGTAGCAAGGTCGTTCTTCTGTCGGCTATTGATATGACGGGCCAGCCCTAGCAAGTCAATCACGTAGGGAGGGTTAATCCCGTAGTGCTTCCATAGAATGCAAAGGTCAAAATTGGCATTCTGTGCAACAACCGTGACGCCTTCAAGGTTCGCCCCGTATTCGCATTGGAGATTTTGAATATGATCCCTTACGGATTCACTTAGCTTACAAACTGTCCTGCCGTTAGCCCATGTGAACGCACAACTCACTACCTCGAATCGAGGATCGGTGATAAACTCAATAGTGCTAAGGTTCTTTAGACTGTACTGATCGTCGAAGTACGTTTCAAAATCTATCACCAGCACGTCACCGGGATACCCACACTCGCGAAGAATGTCTACCCACGAAGCTACCCCCGGCTTTGGGGCCAGGGGTATTCGGCTGTACTTAGGGGGTGGTGGTGGCAATCGAGTCACTTTGCGGCCCACTCTGCCTCAGCGGCGGTACGGAATACGCTATCAAGGTAGCACGTACGATACGGCATTCCGTCCCAGAATACAAGCTCTACAAACTTGTTCTCGCGGGCGGCAACACACGCTTTCCTCGCCCCATGTCCGTACTCCGCGACATACACGGTATCACCAATCTTGGGCCATCCTTGCCCTTCGCTCTGCGATACGGGTGTGTAGGTCGGGGGTGGGGGCGGTTTCAACGCGAATTCTCTTTGGTTCAAAAGTGATTGTAGCGAGTCGGATTGATCGGGGGCCGGTGACGTATCGGTATCCATTGATATTCTTTCCTCTAACGCGAACCCTAGCCTTGCGTGAGTCGTCTAATCCAAAGACCCTACGCAAGGCGTATCCGAACCGGCCTATGTCCAGGGTGTCCACACCCTCACGCACGTTATCGTACACTTTAACATATGTGCGGTATTCGTCATATAGATCGCGAGTAGCACACCAATCCTTAGCCGTTGTCTTCGTCGTACTGAATTGGTAGAACTCCAGGCTCCCCATCACTTGGCACTCCTCCGGTGTCATGCGGTCGCTCCGCTTCTGTCTGATCGAGTAGGGCATATGCCGCGTCCTCACGCTTAAACTTCTCCGCCTCTAGTTGATTCTTCGCTCGCAGAATTTCCTTAGCGAGCGAAAGGGTAAGCAGACTATACCCCAAAGAATCACTGCCGTCAAATGTAAAAGCGTAAAGTCCCTGTATTGCCACTTCTTCGAGCAACCTAAGCCGGTCTGGGAAAGAGTCCGCTTGAATGTAGGTCTGTCCGTGGAAGCCGTCGTAATACGCCTTGATTGCATTGCCTATGTGGAAGTAGAGCAGCGGATACAGCCCGCTGTGCGAGCAGCGTTCCGCATTTAGGTTGTGCGTGCGGCAGGTGTAGGGGAAGTTGCTTCCGTACTCGCGTACCATTGAAGGCGACACGAAACGGAGAAACTGATCCACCATGCACTTGTATTGCGATTGCAGGCCATCCGCCACCGCACAAATTGCACGCCGCAACTTAAAAGCATCATCAAGGTTTGTCTTTGTGTCTTCTGTCATTTCAATTGCTCCAGTTGATCGGGGGCCTCACGTTCTAGCAACTCCCGTATGCTCGCCTGTATCGGCTTAAACGCGGGGCCGCACTCCTTCTCATGTTTCTCATACCAATACCACACGTTGAGTAGCACCCCCAGCGGGGTAAGGTTACGCTGTGCGGTACGATCCACAAAACGTAGATCGAATACGTCCGCCGCAAACTGGAAATCAAGGTTGGGCGGATAGTAACCGGGTGGCTTATTCATCCATCAAGTCCAATAAGTATTCCACGTCCTCTACGTCTGGCACTTCCTTCGCCTTACGCTTAGATCGGCGAGTACGCATATCCTCTAGTGCCGCCTCATAAGCAGACTGGTCGCCGGACTCTAGAAGTTTCTCTAGCCGATCTTGCTGAGATTTACTCATTTGACTCTCGTTAAATCTACGGTGGCAACGCCCTCGCTAAAGTCAAACCCCTTGCGAGCAAGGTAGCGGTGAGCCAGGACCGTCTTACGGTCAATGGCAATGCCCAAAGAGGGTGGCTTCGCCGCTGCCTTGTGCCTTGCTCGCTCCTGAAAACGCCTACGCTTCTCAACTAATGTATTCTGCTTACTCATAAAGTGCTAGATAGGAATCGAACCTACGTCTTCCCGCCCTTTGAGGCGAGCATCCCTGCCAATTAGACCACTAGCACTACATCTAGCTTACAAGCCGACTAGCGGGCGTCAATCGTTACTTCACGCTGATAGCAAGCGTGACGGGTTTATAGTTCGTGACGACAGCATCATAGTTATCAACTTCACAACTCAGGTCGCTTTTTAGGTCATAGACATTCTCCCCCGCTTTCAAAAAACAGGACGTAACGCCCTCTATTTCTCCGGTAAAGGCAGTCCCTATCGGGATATCGTCCAGTGCTTTACCGCTAGGGGTGTCGTCTGAGGGAACCGTAATCAAAAACGCTTTCATTGTCAGTCTCCTGTAAAAGTTACCCGAATTCGACGTTAGCGGGGATGTACTTTATCCAGCGATCTAGTGGACATTCGATCTTCCGGACCTTAACGCGAATCTTAGGCTTACGCGAACCCTCTACCTTTTCTTGATGCTTACGCAATGCCTCACGCGTAAACTTACCATGAGAAGATCGCACAACGTTCCTGTCCTTACGCTTCTCAATCCTAGGCGGCAGACTGCCGTAATAGGACGCATGTTTAGTATGCTTGCGGCCATCCGCCTTACTTACTCCGCCCACAAATCACCTGCCTTTCAATAGGTTTCTAGTATACACCACGTTCCCCCGCTTGTCAAATGCTACGCTTCTTTTGCCATCGCATTAGCGAACAGGTTATCCGCATCCTGTTCCATCTTGCGGTAACTTTCCCACCGTTGATCCACCTCCGATTCTAATGCCTCCTGTTCCATCCACCAGTCTACAAGATCGGATAGCCTATGCTCCTGTGCTGGCGTCAAGTCCTCCAGCCGGGCGAAGAGTAAGTCTTCAATGTCTTCAATCACTTCCCTACACTCATCGTCCGCCCCATCGTCGTATGACGGTATATCCTTCTGATAAGCCATAGGCAATTTCGCCCCATCTTCTTCTTCCGGATATTCGTTATAGTCCTCTTTCCGCCATTCCCCGAATGACATGCCCCTCGCGATATCCGACACCACGGAAGGGGTCCACGTCTTATTCACCCATTTGGTGCCGGGAGAAGGCAAGTACGACGCGTTGCTAAGCCAGCAATTGCCATCCCATACACCTTGTGATAGGTTCGGTATGGTAACGTTACCGTCACTATCCATTAGCACCAGCTTGTTACCCGTACCGATCATATCTTCCAGGGACTTAGCAAATTCTTCCGATAGCAGTTGCAACGGGGTGCGACCCATTAGAACGGTGCTGCAGAAGAATGCAGTATCCGACATTTCCGACTTGTAAGGCGGAGTGAAATCGGACAGAATCCCGTTGTGAACCAAGCCTACATCCCCGCCGGCCAGGATATGAGGATGGACGTTCTCTACTTCACGCGTGCCGTGCGTGCTCCATCGGAAGTGCATAACGAAAGCAGACACCTTGCCATATTGCTTATGATCGGTAGCGTACGCTTCTTTCAATTCCTTCAATTTGTAGAAGGGTTTGCGTACAACCAATTTACCGCCGGTCGCGAACATATAACCGGCACCGTGCGAATTCGCCTGCCAACCGCTATCTATCCATTCGTCGGGGATAGGTGTGGCGGATTCGGGAGCGTAGATAATCAAACACATAGTTAATGTCCCTCATCGTGGTCTAGTTGCTTCTTTACCGCTATCTTCACCCAAACGTACAATGCCTTGTGGGCATCCTTACCTATGATCTTCGCTCCATGCCATCGGCAGTAGTGGAGGAAAGCTTTCGTGGTCATATCCTTCACACTGGCGGTACAATGTTTCGCATAGTGGCATAGCATCGTAACCAACGCAAGGTTACGTTTAACCGACACCGGATTAAGCGTGCCACGGAAGATGCGGAATTCCACCGTCTTTCCATTGGTTAAGTTAATCGCTTGATATCGGCTTCCATCCTTACCTTTTGCCTTGCGTAACAATTCTGATTTCTTGCTATCATCCAACGCGGCATAATTTGTTAGTTGCACTAAATCAGAATCAAGTGGTTCAGACTTCTGGCCCTTACGTCGGGATAGTCTCACCACGAATTCTTGATTCTCGCGGAAGAATAGCAGTAGCTTGTATCGTTCTGTCTCATTAAGAAACGAGAACGGCACATGGACGTGCATACCACAGGTTGACGTATCGTATGACCGATATCCCATAGTGACAAGCTTGCCACAAAAGCTTAGGTCCGCCGCGTCCCAATAGTTCCAAGTGCCAGGATGCGATACCATCTCGAACCCATGTTTAAGGCTTCCATCCTCTTTACAGTAAATGAAATCGGGCAATGCCGCCGCAACGATATCCGATCTGCGAACACGAATATCCTTATGATCCACTTCCAATTCCCAACCTAGTGTTAAGGCACCTATTGCCTCATCAGGCAACGCGTGAAACTTTAGCACTGGTGTATATGAGTGATTGTGAAGAGGCGGAGTAGGTCTGTCCTCATCCTCATCCTCATCCTCGCCACAATCAGGGTCATAACACGATTCACAATATGTGCCATTCTCGTTGCTATGTGCTTCCTCACTGTGGATCATGCAGGAGCATTCGTCGCAATGGAAATAGGTTTCCGCACAACGAGCACAAATTGCATCCTCACTGGCATTTTCACTACTAGAACCATAGTATTGGCCGGAACAATCCGCACACTGCCAACAGCAATCCTCACATAACGTTTGCGGGTTGTGGTTCCGTCGGCTGGATTCTCCGTCATACGCACAGGACAAATCGTCGGTCGTATGCCCGTTACCACATTCATCGCATGTGTTGGCACAATCCGTACAATGAATATCCCCGTTAACGGCAATAGACTCGTCATTAGTGACAAAGTTATTGCACGCGGGACATTGGTGGCATTCCTCGCATAGTACCAGGGCACCCACTGTACGCGTTTCATTGTGGTGACACTCTTCACCACAATGGCCGCAACAAATCGCTTCAGAAGCGATTAGCGGTACGTCGCAAGGTGCAAGCGTGAATAGCAAGTTTTGATCTTCTGCGGGCATAAAGTAGTGTGCGGGAATTGAACCCACACTAGGCAACCTGCCACTACTCGTTTACCTTGCTTACAAGGTAAAAAGACGCGAATTGTCGCGTGCGGTACGTCCGCCCAATTCATCAATCACGATGATCCGCACTTCCTCCTCACTTGCACCACTTACCTTTTGCAAGGCCGCGAGTGAACGGAACTCAAAACGGGGATCATCCAACGCATCATTGATGGCGTCCACCTTATCCTGGTAAACGTCTGTCGGATCCGGTTGTCCAGGAATAGACGAATTAGGGAAATCAACAGGCTTAGGCGAAGTTGCTTCGCTAAAGCCGAACAATGACGCAATGAACGAACGAACAGCAGCACTAGACAGCATATGCGATCTCCAGAAAAGGGTTTAAGACACGATTCTTAGTGTACACCACGATTATCGCTTTGTCAAGTCGTGGATAAATTTGGCAGATATCTCGTGGATGATCCATTCCTCATCGGGGTCATCCTTTTCCAAGCGGTGGCGAGTAGCGTCCTCCACTTCTTTCATATCATGCAGACCCCCGGAATATTCACACCAATAGTCGCACTCGATTGTGATTCTCACGCGGGCCATATTCATTCTCCTTTTAGAGTTAATATCGTGATATCATCCCCGCATAACCGGGGATGGAATCAGGGTATTACTTACCAGTGTACGCGTCAATTACGTCCACGTCCTCGTTATCCATGTCCATGTCCTCATCGTCGATAAACGAATCGAAATCCCGTGAGAATTCCTCGTCGTATGCGGCATCTTCAAAATCATTGTCAATATCTACCGTTTCCAAGTCGTCCAGAAGCATTTCACAACCTGATAAGGCCTTGGCATTATCCCCGTCTTCCAACGCGGCTACGATCTCGTGGAGCGTACTAACGATATCATGCGTGTTCATTGCGTATCCATTCTCTGCCCTGAGGCAGGTTAGTGATTCAAACAAAGGCTATGCGGGACGCGAATCCCGCTTACGCTTTCCTTAGCCTACACAAGCCGGACACGTTGCCCTATGCACGCATACAATGCGGCCTCACGCGGCGAGCAGACCATCCACTTCCAAATGCAGTAATTGAAATCGTATCGGTGTGCCATCCACATATTGTAAACCTCGAATCCTTTTGTAAACCTCGTCTATATGCAACTTGCATAAAAGACGTTAACAATATTTACACTACGAATAATCCTTTGTCAAGCATACACTCCCCTTAGTTAGTTAGTATATAAGAAAAGTGATTATATATACAGTGTACGCCTGCACACATTCACGTTTTCTATATAGTGGTTAACCAAGGGGAGTGCATGATTGCATAAGCGATCCTGCAGGTGCCAGTATTGTCAATGTCTTTCATGCAAGTTTACAATAGACGCGAAGTCTTTATGCAAGGCAATCGTACATGAGGATTTGGTGATTGTCAAGTTGGTTCACTCCTAAACCATTCCTGCCCTCAGGCTGATAGCCTGCCGGCACAACCTGATAGCTAAGTCCTATAACATACACAAGTTATGAGACGTATGTTATGAGACGTACGGTATGACCTTTGGTGTTTGATGGTACCTAACCTGGGAAGCTTCTAGTCGAGCTTAACCTCTTTATACATCTGTACTTGCATAAAAATACATATAAAAATATTAGACCTTTACAATAAGAGACTTGACACCAAGGCATTTGTGGTGTATACTGTATACTCGGAGACGCTACAGTACACCCGGTTGTAGGAAGAGATTTTTATCTAGGCTGTCATCTACGACAGAGTCTCCCCTGGATTCTATACCACCTACAGCTGGGTTTTTTATTCCTGAGTGGAGACACATGAATGGAAAAGGTGACACATACCGAAGAGTCAACCAGCAACGATACGACGAAGGCTGGGAGCGTGCTTTCGGGAAAGCTGATGACCGCACAGGAGATTCATCAGAAGGCAAAGGAACGGGAAGCAGCGAAGAACCCGTTAAACGGATTGATCCCTATTGCTCCTATTACGAGGACGCCAGAGTTCTCCGTGATTTCATGCTCCATTCAAGACCAGAGGTTTAACCAGATTGAGCAGGCGTACAAGCAAGCACTCGCGGGCGAAGACTATGAACTCATTCGAATCAAAGATGCGACCGGGCTTGCCGAGGGATATATTAGGGGACTCGCACAAGCCCGTGGCAGATACATTATCTTCACCCATGACGATGCCGCTCCTCTGCGGCCCATTGGCTCCAAACTACGACGCCACTTTAGAGAGGCGGACATTATTGGTGGGGCAGGCAGTGACAGGCTTGACGGACCGGCTTGGTTCACAGCTGGACCGCCTCACTGCTTCGGACAAGTCCTTAACCGAGTTCCAAACAAAGACGAATGGCTACTCTCTGTTTACGGGATTCCCAAAGCCCTCGTTCATGGAATAGAAGCGATAGACGGCTTCTGGATGGCGGTCAACCGTGACGCAATTAAGTATCCCGAAGAAATGTTTAACTCTGCCCTGTGCGACGGCTTCCACATGTACGACGTGGATTTTAGTTATAGGGCTTTTAATTCTGGATGGCGTGTGGCCGTCGCTTGCGATCTTAGCCTTGCTCATGCTTCTGTGGGTGGCTACGGTGATCCTAAGTGGAAGCCTGCGGCGGATAAGTGGATGGAGGTCTATGGGAAGACTCTGCACGAACACCAGCCCCATGGATTCCAAATTACCTCTATCTCGGGAACCGACGTGAATGACATGCTCCAAGTAATGGATTATTTTGTTGAACGAACGAGGTAGTATATGAAACGCTTTCTCACTTCTCCCGGCTTCTTCTTTGTTGTTCTCTTGCTGGCTCTTATCTCCACCCTCAATCTCGTCAGTTACAAACCGCAGGTGAAGGTCACTCATTACCTTTCCCAGCCGGGTGTTATTGTCGAGGTACTCGATCCGTCGCTCCAGCAGTTTGCAGTTGACTGGCAGGTTGAAGTCGGCAGGCGTTTCCCCAAGGCTCTTGTCATCCTGTGTCACGGGGGAAACTTCATCGAAGGCGAGTGGAGCGTTAAGGCAGCCGTGAGGTGGCCGTACACGTCTGCCCAACACCTTGTCCGCCACTACCAGCAACTTTACCCTGATCGCGTAGTCGTGCTGCTTGCGTGTAACGTCGGCCACCTGAAACTCAACGTCCCCGGTGCCTACTACGCTCACAGCAGCGTATGGTGTGAACCTGACCGTGCAACAGGTGGTGCTCCTGAGAATGACTATCGAATGCTTGATGACGATCCTGAGTCGCCCTTGGGTGGGCACGAGGCTAGTCGGTGGACTGTTGATCCTGAAGTCGTCGGAAATGTGTTCGAGTTTATTTCGGAGTAACTCCTCGTGGCTAACATCGGACGTACAGTCAATATCGGATACGTGGGTCATCCTGCCTCTACCGTGGCCCCGCTTGAAATCTATAATGGAGACGGGACTCCACACATTCTGAGTTCAACTGAGCGTCTACTGATTGACTCTCTCGGAGGCACGGTTACAAGTAGCACAGTCAATGTTAAACTTGTGAGTACGGCGGGCGTAGCGGGGAGCACGATTGTCGCGAGCTTTAACACAACTTCAGGATTCTTCTTTGCTGGGGGAGGGGGGAAAGCAATCCCCATTGGAGTTACTCCCTGGGTTCACGCCGGGGATTCTACGGCTACGGTTACTCTTAGTGGAGTCGGTCGCATAGTTGATGGGAACACCCTAGGAACTCTTACTATCTTCAAAGACTTGATTACTCCTGGAGGTACACTCTAATGGGCCAGTTTAACCTTAGTATGCAGGGGCGGAATGTAAAATTGGCTCTCGTGGCTAACCCCATTGGTTCTACTTCTGTTGCTATCGGTATCTTTGATGCAAATCAAAATGTGGATGTTTTGCTACCGACCGAACGTCTTGTGATTGACTTCCTCGAAGGAAATTTGACTGCTGGTTCTGCCGATGTTCTTGGAGCACCTGCTCCTACATCTACATCCTTTTCAAGCACACTGATCGCTTCCTTCAATACTGCCGAGGGATTAGAGATCGACACCAAGGAAGGTATCGCTTGTCCGGTGGGAGTAATCCCTTGTGTACTTGCCACGATTTCTACTGCGGTAGTTAAGATCGCTGGAGCAGGACGAATTATGGAAGGTACTACCCAAGGTGTTCGTCCCGCTTATCAGTGTTTACAGACCCCGAACGGTAACTTCTAATGCAAAACATTAAACAAGGTGAAAATGTTTTTCTGTCCTACACCGGAGTGCTTAGCAGCACAGGGGCGGTGATGACAGTCCTTGATGCGAATATGCAGCCGAGGCCATTGAAATCCTACGAACGCCTCATTCTGGATTTCCTAAATGGGAATGGTGCGGCCACCGATGGGTCTGTTCGACGGATTATTGTCTTCGCCGATGCCAATGGGGATGGGGCTGTTCAACCTAACGAAACGATTACCGTGATTGATGGCGAGGCTTTTGGTAATGCTACCAGTCTCATTGATCCAGGAACAACTGAAGGTGTTTCTTTGCCTGTAGGTTTAGCTCCCTCTTTAACCCTTGTAGGAGCGGCATTTGGCGGAAGTACGACTGTTACCGGCACTGGACGAGTAGTTGAGGGCAAGACTCAAGGCGTCCGGCCTAACTGGCAATGTCTACAGACCCCGAACGGAAACTTCTAGTGGCAGACCGTAAGTTAGGAACCCGAGCACTCACCACAGAGTTGAAGAAACTCGCCGCTCAGGTTATTGACATTGATGACGGTGCAGAACCAGTCACGCGAGAACAGAAACTCGCACAGATGATTTGGAATCTCGCCCTGGGTTGGGTTGAGAATCAGCGAGACGATGATGGGAACCTGAAGAAGATACGTCACCCGCCTGTTGCCTGGGCCATGCAGTACCTCTTCGAGCGAATCGAAGGCAAGGCACCACAGGCTGTACAGGAAGAGACTGCTGGCATCAGGGCAGCAGACAAGGTACGTGAGCTTTCAGTTGAGAGGGTGAATGCAATCACTATGAAGCTGAAGAAAAAGTTGGAGACAGCTAATGCCGATAAGTGATGATGACCCCGTCGTACCGCCTATTGTGGATGCGTTGGTTGAGAACGTGAAGAAGCTTGGACCGATGGTGATGGAAGTGTGGGAATGCAAACGGTGTGAGGCGGAGAACTTTTGCTTTCACCATTTCATTGAAACCCTGACCTGTGAGAATTGCGGGTTCCCCACTGCGAGTAACGTCAAGCGGTATCTTTCAATCAGGGAACAACGAGTCGATGGCCAATGACAAAACTTTGTACAACCTGTAATCAGATTAAACCTCTGAATAAGTTTGGAAAAGACAAACACAAACCGGACGGCCTTCGAGGACAATGTAAAACTTGTCGTACTGCAATTCATCGCAAAGCTAATCGAGAATGGGCACAGCGGCATCCAGAGAAACGAAAGAAGAATGATAGAGCCAAGTTGCTTCGCCAAAAGTATGACCTCACGATGCTTGAATATGAACGGTTGGCAGAAACACAGAATCAAGTTTGTGCGATTTGTAAACAGCCAGAATCTAGAGAAGGTTATTCTTTAGCTGTTGACCATAGCCATAAAACCGGAGAAGTCCGGGGACTACTGTGTAACCGATGTAATAGGGCTTTGGGACTTCTTCGTGAGAATTTAACGGAAGCTGTGCGGTACTTAGAAAAATAACGTGGCTAATCAATTCCTCACCAAACCAGAGCTGCCGCCGATCATACTCCCGGAGACTTGGGAGTGTCCGGTCACTCACTTGATTGTGCCTAAGACGGTAGACGCGAATCTTGAATGGCGAGCGGATATTTTAGAAGCAGCTGAAAAAGATGAAGACTTTCGGACAGACTTATATACGGCGTGTTCGCAATCTCTTCTCTTTTTTGTGAACTCCTTCTGCTTCACGCTTCGTGTATTTGAGCCGAGTGAAACGGGAGAAGTACAACAAGCTCAGTATAACCATTTACCTTTTATCACTTGGCCCATTCAGGATATTCTGCTTCTCAGAATAGAACACGGAATTGATGAAGGTGAGTCGCTTTTAACGGATAAAAGCCGTGATGTTGGGGCTACCTGGATACATATCGCGGTCCTGGTTCATAGGTTTCTTTTCCGGCCAGATGAATCTCATCTGTTGATTTCAAGAAAGGAAGATGCAGTTGACGTACTCGACGGAACGCCAAAAAATTATCCTCATGGTTCACTCGCTGATCCAGGCACTCTCTTCGGAAAAATCGACTATATCCTCTCGCGTCTCCCTGAATGGATGCTCCCCCGAACTATCCGGAAAAAATTACACGTTGTTAATCTCGACACCCGGACGCGTATTGATGGCGAGTCAGCTAACGCCACAGCGGGTAGCTCAGATCGAAGAACTTCTATTGTCCTAGACGAATTCGCGAAAGTCAAAGAAGCCGAAGCAATCAAGCGAAGCACCAAAGACGTTACCGCCTGCCGACTTGTCGTCTCCACACCCAACGGTGCGGGAACGACGTTTAGTAAGTGGAGACAGAGCGGGCAGATTCAGGTAATGGTTCTTCCCTGGTGGGAGCATCCAGAGAAGGGTGCAGGACGCTACGCGACTGAGGATGAGTTGGGCCGGTGGAAGATTCGCTCTCCCTGGTATGATCGCCGCTGCGAAGAGGACAGCCCCAAAGAAATCGCCATCGAACTTGATATGGATCATGTGGGTTCTGGCGACACGTTCTTTGAAGCAGTGATTATCGAGCAGCACAAGAAGTTGTTTGCCCGTCCTCCTCACCGGCAGGTTTCGGTGGTGTGGAAGAAGAAGTTGACTGATGAGGCTGTGGTCGAGGCGATCAATCGGTGTGATGTATCCGCGATCCACTGGTCAGCCCCGAAGGGACCGCTGAGGATTTGGTGTGCGACGAATGAGTCTGGCCGTCCTGACCAGTCAAAGAGTTACACAATCGGCATTGACATAAGCAAGGGCCAAGGAGCAAGCAATAGTGTTGCCTCAATACTCTGCAATGAGACTCGGGAGAAAATTGCCGAATGGGCAGATGCCAATGTCCCCCCGCATGAGTTCGCGAGAATTTGCTGTGCTCTGGCGATCTGGACGGGCGGTAGGAATAAGCGACCCCTACTCATTTGGGAAAACAACGGCGACCCTGGGTTTGACTTCGGCAGGCAACTCGTTCAAGTGTACCGATATCCCGTCATCTACTATGCTCGTCAAGCAGGAACAACCAGCGAGAAAGTAGGAAAGCGTTATGGATGGAGGTCTTCTCCCGAGGTCAAAGCATCGGCGTTGGGTTGGCTCCGAAAATGCTATGCCCACGGTCGCTTCATCAACCACAGCAGAGAAGCTCTTGATGAATGCCTTACTTATGTTCAGTTTGAAGGAGGAGGCATTGGTCCTGCCGAACTTACTGAAGAGTCTGAGTCTACACGACTTGCTCACGGAGACAGGGTTATTGCAGACATGCTCTGCCTCGTCGGGCAAAACGATGCTCCCAAATATCGCATTGATCCCTACGAAGCTCCCGAGAAGTCCTTTGGCCACCGGCTAAAAGAGTATAAGAAACGCAAAGAGCGAAACAAAGGCCCCAAGACTTCTTTTAACTTTTCTGGTGCATAATGGCCCTAATCAGTGACGTGACCCCACATAAGGTGATGTTGGCTGTCAAACGGGGCTTTGACCGCCTTGCTAACTTTCGTGCTGCCCGTCTGCACTTCCTTCGACAGTATACGGGTCCGTATTATGACAGTAATGCCGGAAATGTGGG